GCCTTGCTGGTTAAACGCTTTATATAAAATTCCATCTTCTTCATAACAAAAGATAGAATTTGAACAACCGTTACAGTTAATCATAAAATCACAATTATATAAACCATTTGAGTTCCAGTTTCCATCAGACGAATAAGCACCAGATACATCGTAATTGTAACCACTATAACTTAACCCATTACAACTTTGTGTATAATATGAACTGTAAATTGCCTCCCCCCAGTAAACATGATCTGAACTGTAAATTGCTTCACTGTCTTCTACATAATCTGAACTGTGAATTGCTTTACTGTCTTTTACATAATTAGAATCATGTACTGCCCTTGAAAAATCACGTGCTTTTGTTTTATCTTTTTCTAATAAACTTTCTTTACACCCAGCTAAAAACATTACTAAAATTAAAACCATTACCACTTTTTTCATTACTCTACCTCCTCTTTAACTTCCTCCACTTCCGCCTCAACCGGCACCGCCTCTTGAACTATACTCGCCTTTAAATCTTCAAGCCCTATGATTGCCCCCCACAGATAGTTCCCCTGATTTATAGCTTGCTTTAAACTTCTTGAAGTCTGCTCCATATTCTTCGTCAGGGTGTCAAGGTCCTGCTTATGCTGTGCTATCTTAGCGTCTATATCGGCTATGATAAGGGCATCGTCTGCATAGACACACGATACGAATATAAGCGATACTAATAGAATTAAAAAGATTATTTTCTTCATTTTACTTCTCCTTTTTGATTTCAAAAACATTTTTAAAGAATTGAATAGCTTTATAAAAGAAACTATTTTTTAATTCTGCAAGTTCAAATGCAAGCAATTCATTATTTTTTCTTGTAGCTTCTGCTAATCTAACAAATTGATAACAGAGTTGGCGAACAGTCTCTTTGTCTCGCACAGCGTTTATGTCTACCCCTACACCTAAAGTAAGACCCCAATTAGATTCCCCCATCGTTGTTTTTAAGGTTTCTATGTCATATCCCTCTTTCCATAGTTGCTCGCCAGCCCATTCAATTAACGTTTTTACAGCCAATGGGAGCATTTCTTTTTCATTTTTTGTCTTTATAAAACTTACGGCATGTCTAAATTTCTCGCACTTTTTTCTGCTAAGAAAATTAGCTAAAGTTAAATCTTCAAACATCAATTCTTTACCCCCTCTATTTAATCCCCAATTTAGCTCTCAAAAAATCCTCAACTTTACCCATAAACTCATCTTCAAAGTCGTGTTCTTTAAGGAAGACATGGCTTGCTATCTCTAACTTCAATGCTTCCAACTCATTCTGTTTCTTGAGCTTTTCTATCTCCTTCTTGCTTAACTTGCCCTCAAAAGTCAGCCTTTCTATTCTTGCCTTGCTTTCTTCATTCTCCTTGCATTTTACGATTAAAGCCTGTGCTGTTTCTATAACCTCATCTGCTTGCTTTAATAGATTGGTTATGTTTTTCATTTCTTCACCTCCTTTTATTTATCCTTCATTTGTTTATTCAAATAATCAAAAGCTAAGTCCTTTAACATCTTGTAATCTTCCGGTAATTCCTTGACTATCTCCGAATTAGCTATCTTTGGCAGGACATAGATTGTCACCATCTCTCTAATAGTAGGCATAAAAACTAATATCAGTACTGAAATTAAGAGTGGGGTTAACAATGTTAGACCTAATTTTTTAAAGATTGAAACTGCTTTAACGGCTTCCATTCCATCATCAAATTTATTAACATAATATGATATAAAAGAAATCAATGTTCCAATCGATGTAATCACACAAACAACAATAACAAAATCCCTTATATTATCCAGCCTCGTAATCCAATAAATCATTCCACTTGTCATTTCTTCACCTCCTTTATATTTTCTCAAGTTGCTTCCCTCTTGGCTGAACTTATTACCATTTTAGCAAAGCCGAAGTCAATGTCAAAACTCGTATCTGCCTTAACCTCTGCCCTGCTTTCACCAACGGTAAAAACAGCCACTTTCTTATCATTTCTTTTCTTAATCTTGTATCCCGTGTTGTGTTCTTTTAAAACAGAAACAGAACCCCTAAGCTCTTTCTTGCTTTCAACCCAGTCGGTTAGCTGATAAGGGTATTTTACAGATCTACCTGTTTTTGATTTTGAGATTTTAATTTTCACCTTTCACCCCCTTCTAAAATTTTATATTTTTAAGTTCAACAATAATACCACAAATTCCCTCTTCGTTTATAAAAAAATATACTGTATCTTTGAATGCTAACCAATAAATAATAATAAAAATTAGTAATATAAGTATTAAGATTTTAATTTTCATTTACACCTCCCCATTTTGCGTTTTAAGCCACTTTTCTTGATTTAAACCGCTTAAGCTCTAACATGACCACATCTTTCAACCTTGCCACTTAAAAGCCCATCATATATCGATTGTAGAGCCACATTGACATCCCACATTCTCATTCATCAAACAATGTCCTATCTTTTTGCCAACTTTTTATGCGAGCCTTAGATATTTCTACATACTCTTTTTCTCTTTCTATGCCTATGAAATCAAATCCCTCTAATTTACAAGCTATCCCCGTTGTGCCACTTCCCATAAATGGGTCTAAAACTATCCCATTTTTAGGTGTTATTAAACGACATAGGTATTGCATTAACTTTATAGGTTTAACTGTTGGGTGGTTGTTCTTCCTTAATGTCTTTCCTCTTAAATAAGGGTTATCTATTTTCTTCTGTCTGCCATCATCTGTAATCTGTTCGTCTTTATCTAACCCCTTATTCCTCTCACTTTTTGATGCTTTGGCACAGTAGAAGAAGCGTTGTGGTTCTCCCATAATATCTACTACCTCATCACTTCCATCGTGGATTAGGTTTGCAGGGAAGCGACCTTGAACTTCTGTTGAACCTTCCTTTTTACCAGAATATAATCCTTTACCACTATCAGTTCTTGTATCACAAGCAGTCATACCAGTTTCTTTATTACCAGAAAATTCATTTACTCTTGTTTCACTTCCAACCCTACACCCATCTATATTGATACCACCAGTTCCGTGCTTTAAGACGTTCTGGGCTATTGTTTTCTCTGATAGAGGTTTGCGGGCTAATGTCCATAGTTCCATAGCTGGTTTAAGAGCTGTGCCCCAACCTTCGTGAGGTGATGAGCCTTTAGTATAAGTAAAATCGCCTTTTGTATCGTTTTGATTCCAACCATTATTATCATCATAGGGTTTTACATTTCTGTGCCTTTTACCTGTTGCTTCTCTCTCATTTCCCTGAAACCTATCTACTGCTTTACCTATATTTAAACTTTTAGGAAAACCCGAGCCATATACCCAACCCACAATATCTCTTATCTCAAATCCTGCATCTTCTATATTAACTGCCATTCTATGTTGAGTTCTTGTTCCGCAGGCACACAATATATGTCCACCTGGCTTTAAAACTCTTAAACACTCTTTCCACAGCTCAATAGAGGGAACATCATAATCCCACTTCTTAGCCATAAATGATATGCCATAAGGCGGGTCTGTAACGATAGCGTCTACCGAACTGTCAGACAACTTCTTTAACTCAACCCCGCTATCTCCTAATATAAGCCTCACTCCCTACCTCCAAATCACTATAAACACTATTAAAAACAGTCCTGCTACCACGCCATACTGCCACCACCGAGCTTGAAACTCGCTATCCACCGCACAGTGGGCAAAGAGCATTGCCATTATTAAAACTTCGGCTAATGTAGCTATAATTTTCATCCTTTCCCCTCCCTATTTAATTAAAGCACATATTAAAATAACAACAAGATACACAAAGGCTAAAGTGGTTATATAGATTATAGCAAAAATTACTAACAATTTAATAAGTATTTTCATTTTAAATCTTCCCCTTACCCCCTTCTAAAATATCCTTAAAGCTCAAAGTGGACTTTTCTTCCTTAAACTTATCGTGTTCTTTTATATTAAGCTCCGCAAAGTAGTTAGGCAATTCCTTTTTAAGCACTTCCGATAAATAGCCCCAGGGGTTTTCAGCCTTGCTTTTATGTAGAGCCTTGCCTCCCTTAATCATTAAATCAATCGGCGGATAATACCCCTTTAGCCTTTTAACCCTCTCTATGAAAGTAAAGATATTGAATTTTAAATTATCATTAAGTTCTTTATGGATTAAAGCCAACTCTTGCTTTTGAGCCTGAGTGGGTGCAGGGAAAGGCTGTTTAGAGTTATCCACAGAAGCAGCCGAAGGCTTGTGTTTCTTTATATTAACTTTACTTAACTTAACTTTACTTAACTTAACTTTACTTAACTTAGGGGTGTCAGTGGTTGTCATTGGTATGCCATTAGACTTAGGGCATTCTCTCCTTCGTTCTCTATCGGCTCTAAATGTTTGAAAATCATTAAACTTAGTATATTGCTGATATAGTTTATTATTATCCTTATATAATGAGATTAACCCGGCCTTGCTTATTTCCACTAATGCAGTTTCAATGTTTTTTATGGTGATTTTCTTGTTTTTAGGTAGGACTTCTGTTTTAATATCTTCCGAATCAGCCGTATAGCATCCGTAATCATCAAGGTATGGGAATGTCCATGTCCATACTATTTGGGATTTTAATGATAATTGATTTACTTTTTTTGATTGTGATATTCTTCTTGATAACATTCTTCTGTTTGCCATTATTGCTCCTTAAAACATACTTTCTTGGTTCTTTCTAAATAAATCACCCTGTATATCTTTTTTACTTTCGTTTAGAATATGAAGTCCTATTTTTGGTAATACGCAATTTCTTAAAATGGTTCTTTTGTTACTAATATTATAATCATTTTGCCTCCTATGCCAGCATATAAATTTAAGATTTTCATCTTAAAACAACACCTCTTTGTTATCCTCAACTAATGATTTACATTTGTGAATACTTAATCTCTTTAACTCTCTAACGTCTCTTAAAATTGTCTCTACACTCGCCCAGTGGTTCTCTATTTCAAGCACGGTCTTGCAACCTAAGAGTTGGAAGGTTCTGGCAATTATCTTGTTGGGTGAAGCGTCGGGGTCTTCCGCCAGAACGTCAAAAGCCTTTTGCCCCGCAGAGCTTATCTTTCTATTCAACCAGTATTTATTTCCTCTATACTTCACCCAACTCATAATTAACCTCCTATTTAAAAAGGCACCTCGTTCTCATCGTCGTGAATGGTATCAACGCTTTCTTCCTGCACCACGTTGTTGCTCTTTTTATAGACTTCAAACTTGTGCCAAAAATATCCACCCACTTTATATTGACCTAACTTTGCCTTTGCCCCACAAGCACAGACTACATTTACATATACGTTGCCTTCCTTGTCTTTATTGCTGTCCATTTTCATAGGTGCATTACCGCAAACGTCGCACTTCTTCGGCGGGTTAGAGAGGACTATTGCTTTATGCAGTGTCTCCATTTCTTTAGTCTCCTCTATGTGTAGGTTTACATTGTTTCCTAATTTAACCGTTGCTTTCATTTTAAATCTCCCTATATTTCTAATCTTTCATTGATTTTCCTAATTCTATTTTCAAGATTGTGTAGATTGCCCCAATAGTTTCTTAATTTTTTGACTAATGGAACTACTTGTTGTGATGGCTCCAATGCTGTTTTTTCCTCATCAGGCACATCCTCAGGCATCGGAGTTAAAACATCTACAAGCTTATCTTCTAATTCTGATATTTGTTTTATGCAATTTTCAATTTTTCTTCCAAGTAGTTCCATTTCTGTTCTTACTTGAGGCGTTTTTTTGTCTACTGTTTGAGGTATTTTTCTCTCTGGTTCTACAAGTTCTCCCATCTTCTTTCTCCTTTGTTAGTTATTAGTTTCGAATGTCCTTTTGTAAACCATCCTTTTTCTATACCTTTAAATACTTTTGGGATGTAGTTTTTAGAAATAACTTTTTCTTTAATTTCTTCTTCCATTTCCCTACCTCCTTTAATTATTCATCAAGCCATCTAAAAATACTTTGAAGCCCGTTTAATTCAGACGAAACAGAGTTTATATTTGAGATAGCACATTTATACAATGCCTCTGCTTTGTCCATTTCAAGTTTTTCTTCCCAGCACACCCCCTTTGCTATTTTTTCTGTGATAGTGGCGGGAGGGCTTTGTATTTTCTCACCCTCAAGCTCTACCTCTTTGCCTGCCTGTAAAGACATAATAGTTATAGCTATCTTCTTGTCATACCCAGCCGAAGATTTAGCTTTGTCCTCTGCTCTTGATTTAATCACGCCTCTTATTTTTGCAAGCAGTTTTATCTTTTCTTCAATTCTGTCAGCTATCTGTTTTATTTCCATTTTATTTCCCCTTAAAGTTTATCCACTTAAACGCCTGACGTAGGCTTAAAAATGTCTCAAAATCAAAATCCAAATAATTGTTGTATTCAATCGACTGAAACTCATTTTTAATCTTCGTATAACTAAATGATTTTTTATCCCATCGCTTTAGATATTCGGATTTAGGAAATCTTAAGGCGTATCGTTCCTTAACATCTATTCCATAAGGTATGAAAGTTTTTAGGTATGCGGCGGTCTGGGGTCGCCAGCCATCTGAAATGTTATCTGCGAATTTGAAGTCTATGATAGCTATGTTTCCCGATGTCATAAGGGCAAGTAAATCAAGCGTGCCTGCATAGTCATTAACTAAATCACACACCCTCGCCTCTGATAAGTAAAATTCCTTTATATTCTTATCCGACCATTCAATAAACGGCTTACACATATCGGGTAAATCAGGTAAAGGCTTATTTCGTATTTTTGCTTTTACCCACTCCTCTAATTTATCGTGTCCTTCTTGACCTATATCCTTTGCTTTATCAGACTTCCTTCTAAATGCGGATTTGGCGTTATGTAGATGTTTAAAAAACTCATCCGGGGACATTTTCTTAATACTCTTTAATTGTTCCTTAAGATGTTGTTGCTCCACATTACTTATCTCATCTTTAAACTTATCAAAGTAGCCTAAAAATTTAACTGCCTCCTTCGCACCCCAAGCAGGCATCCAGTCTTTCGGTAATAAATTAGTTACACTTGTAACACCTGCCAATCTCTTGCCTGTATCAATTCTTTCGTAGTAGTGGCTATTGCCTGACTCTACATACTTGACTTTACTCATCATATCCAAGACTGCGGAGATTATTTTGGGTTTCATGCCGCTACCTTCTCTTCTATTCCCCTATCCATTATATTAAAATTTATATGTTCTGCCAGCTTGTTAGCCAACTCCTCTGTCAACTGCACGGCACAGATTAAATTGTCGGTATGGAAGGTGATGAGAATGTCTCTTGTAGACCTTAACTCCTCGTCCATATCAATTACTTTTACATTTGTTACCTTATCCACAACGATGTTGCTCATTTAATCCCCTCCTTTATCTCTCTATCAACCCTCTTCTGATACTCTTTATCCTGCACGCACCTTATATATTCATACAATATACCGCCTACTAATAAGACAGTGGCAAGCATAAAGGCGATGGCGGTGGCTATGACTTCAGGCGTTATGTTAGACATTATCCAACCCCTCTATTAGTAAACATTGTAACCCATTTGTCTTATGTTTTCTCTTTCAGTCAAGGTTAAGCTACTGAGGTCAAGTACACCTCCCACCTCTTTAGGCAAGACTAAACCCTTTGCCGAGGTCAAGCTACTGAGGTTAAGTACACCTCCCACCTCTTTAGGCAAGACTAAACCCTTTGCCGAGGTTAAGCTACTGAGGTTAAGTACACCTCCCACCTCTTTAGGCAAGACTAAACCCTTTGCCGAGGTTAAGCTACTGAGGTCAAGCCAACCTCCCACCTTTTTAGGTAAAACCAAACCTTTTGCTGAGGTCAAGCTCCTGAGGTCAAGTACACCTCCCACCTCTTTAGGCAAGACTAAACCCTTTGCCGAGGTCAAGCCATTGAGGTCAAGCCAACCTCCCACCTTTTTAGGTAAAACCAAACCTTTTGCTGAGGTCAAGCTCCTGAGGTCAAGTACACCTCCCACCTCTTTAGGCAAGACTAAACCCTTTGCCGAGGTCAAGCTCCTGAGGTCAAGCCAACCTCTATATACGCTATCCCTACCTCTCTCTGTCATTGCCCAGTTAAAAAAACTAACAAAGGTTGGAAACTTACGCAAAAAACTTTCCTTATATTCTTTTTTATTAACCCTATCATTATTATCAAACCTCAACTCCACCTCTCCCGATGGCAGATAATGCCCTTCTCTCCACACTTTCAAGTTGAGTTTTAACTCCTCTTCCGTCTCTCCGTGAGAACTTAAATCAAAAATAGATATATCCATATTAAGTGGATTATGAAAAAAACTTGCAAATCTACACATTATCTAACCTCCTCCATTAACTTGCACAATTCTTTCATAATCTCATTTTTAGTATGACCGCCAGCAGATACCCACTCCACAAAGTCCATCATTAACTGGGTTCTACTGTTAACCTTTGCTACATCTTCCATTGTTAGATTTTTTACGTCTACCATTATCTCCACCCCCTTGTTTTTATACATTATTTAAACTCCACAAGTTGAACATTATTAAAAGCGTTGACTCTAACTTTATTATAAACAGATAATATATCTTCCTGTCTTATCGTGACTGAAATTATTTTGTGGGGGTCTCCACCTGCAAACGCAATGGCTCTCTCGTAGGAAGTCCAATGCCAACCCTCACCACATTCTATTGCCTGACTTCTTTTAAGTTTTGATTTATCCCCCTTGCCAATTTTATATTGATATTTACCAGAAAAAATGTCTGTTAAATTTGGTCTAACTGATTTATAGAATGTTCCTGTGCCATTTTGCATTAACACTCCTGTCATTATAAAGATATTAAGTTCTGAAAATGTATCCTTGGAATTTTTATTGAAATTTTTTACTATCTCGGCATGGTAGCCTATCTTGGCATCGTCGCCTATCTCGGCATAGTCGCCTATCTTGGCATAGTCATCTATCTCGGCATAGTTGCCTATCTTGGCATCGTCGCCTATCTTGGCACGGTAGCCTATCTTGGCATAGTCATCTATCTTGGCATCGTCGCCTATCTCGGCATTGTCGCCTATCTCGGCATCGTTGCCTATCTCGGCAGAGTCGCCTATCTCGGCACGGTAGCCTATCTTGGCATCGTCGCCTATCTCGGCACGGTCGCCTATCTCGGCATAGTCGCCTATCTTGGCAGAGGTAGAGATAACAATGTTGCGGTCTCTCAAAAAATCTTCAAATTCTTTATTTTCACTATTTACTAATTTCCAATTATCATTAAACCAAAGATATATTTTCATCTCCACCCCCTTGTTTTCTGTCCGACCCCATCTTCCCAATTCATCTTGTCTTCTTCTGACCACTCGCTTAAATCTAACGGATAGGTGTAATTGTCCTCGTCATAAAAGTTAGGCATTTTATTTTTCCTCCCCTAAAAAGTAATTTACATTCTTCACCCAATTACTATTAAGTGGGTGTGCTTTGGGTGGACAATAACGTAAAGAAATAAACACTATCAAATCATAAGGTTTGCCAGCGTCAACCCACCTCTTGCGACCATTCCTTATACTATTAAAGCATATCCTTCTGGCTTCATCAGGCGTATCGTATTTAACAGAACGTATGCCGTATAAATAGTCTGCTTTCTCCGCACCCTCTGCCTTATAGACAGCATTGACTATCTGCTCATCTGTCCACGCATAGGCTTGCATAACCTGCAAGATTAAAAGCAGAAGTGTAAGTATTAAGGCGATGAATAGTATTGAAAGAATTGTTTTGATTATTTGCATATTAGTTCTCCTTAAATTGCTTATAATATTTTTCCCACTCACTAAACCCAACCTTTGAAAGTTTTTTAAATATCGGTATAACCTTTTTATTGTATCGTTTTTTTATGCTTTCCCAGCAGAGTTTGTGAATTATTATTTGTCCTATAATGTCCCACTCAGTTGCGGTAAAATATTTAATACATTGCTGTCTAATTATTTCTTGAAAGAATAAGTGAGAATTAAGATATTTTTTAGTACCCCCAAGGTTGGCACCCCTAAGGTTAACATTACTAAGGTCAGCACCCCTAAGGTTGGCACCCCCTATTCTTTTCTAAGCAATCTTTAATGCTTTCATATTTACCACACAACAAAACCTTATCATTACCCCACCTTGATAATATTTTAATCTCTCTCACATTAACCCCCTTTTAGTTGATTAACCATTCAGCTATTTTCCAAGCACCAATGCCATAAGTAATAATAAACATTAAAAGCATAGCAAGCATAATTATCCCATTCCAGTTAATATTACTTTTCCCTAATTCCATCCAGTTTTCAGTAGTAACTACATTTAATACCCAGAAGACAAACAACTCAATGGCTATGATTGATATGGTTATTAAGATTTTTATTAACATATTACTCCTTTTGTGATGTAATTCTATTTATAATCTTCAAACTTTCTTTAACGGTTGTATTCCAACTGTATTTCTTTGAGCTCTCAAGAGCTTTTTGGCAATCTTTTAATTTTTCTCCGTTGCTCTTTGAAAGATACGTAACGATACTTTCGGCAAGGGCTTCTATTGTATTTTCTTTTGTGAAAAAACCGTTTACCCCTTCACTTACTGAATTTTTTAGACCCTGCACGCTGTATGTTAAGGCTGGTGTTCCCATAGCGTTAGCTTCGGTAACAATCAATCCCCAACCCTCCCTGACCGAAGCTACTACAATTAGATGCGCCAAAGACATAAGCCTTAATTTGTCTTTATTATTTAAAGTATGAAAGAACTTAATGCCTGTATCATCTTTAGCTAAATTATATAATTGTCCTTTATATGATTTGTCACCATTGCCTACAATCCACAACTTTAAATCAGGTTGTTTCGCTTTAGCTAATTTATAAGCCTCAATAATGTGATGAACTCTTTTAGATTTCTTTAATCTGCCTACATAAATCAGCGTCGGTAACTCTTCTTTATCAGGCAAACCATTAAGAGGCTTAAACTCTATGCCCATTGGTATAATGCTTATTCTGTTTTCCTTAAAACCTAAATTGATTAAATCATCTTTGGTGCTGTCAGAAACGGTTATCACATCATTATTGTTATAACTCTTTATAAAAAAGGGTTCCATTAAATACCCAAATAAAGATACAGGAAAGACAAACTCATAAAACCAGATTTCTTTAGCCAACTGATTAACAAAGCAGATAACTTTTTCCTTTGCGTATAGATTAGAAAAGAATGGTATTGTATTGATTTCATCAACAATTAAATCAAACCCACCCTTAAATTCTTTTTTATAGTAAACATAAGCCTGCCAATAAACACTTATGACATTACCTGCTCTAATAATTTCAACTCCGTCAACATCTTCTCTTTCTTTAGACCCCTTAAAGAGGCTTGAGAACAATGTAACCTTATGACCCGTAGCCACCCAACCCTTAGCCAACTCGTGAGTGAGAACTTCGGCTCCGCCAGCTCTGGGGTTTTTTATATCTTTCCAATTTAATATAAGAATTTTCATTTTGTAATTGCCTTCCATTCCTTGCCTGTCCAAACCTTGTTATACTTCTCTTTCATTACAAAAGCAAGCCAGAGTTGTTCCATAGAGTCAAATTCATAATAATATGGGGTTTCATTTATTTGTAATTTAGTAACAATATCCACCATAAATCTTAAAGCCCCAAAGTTAGTTAAATCATAATCAATCATATCCTGCAGTTGGTCTTGCACATTTTTGGTTCCATTAAAGTTATTAAAATCATTAGGTTGTTGTTCAATAGCCTTATCTAACATCAACCAGAACTCTTTGGAATTATCCATTATATCAACCACCTAAATTAGTTTTAATCGAAAAGTTTGCTACATCACGACGGAGAATTGTCTTATGCCCGTTGCTTGAATCTATACACTTATAAACAAGTATAGTTATTTCGGCATTCATCTCTTGAAGTGCGCCCTTGCTAATATTCTTGCCCTTTGCGTGGCAGAGCTTTTTAATTGCGGCTTGATTTATATTCATTGGGTTGCCTCCTTTGTTAAAAATTATACCAAGTTTTATCTGCTAAAAATTTATACTCTCTAACAGATACATCGTCTGCATATAAATTATCTAATATAATTTCTTCTATTGAATTATCGTTGAATTTAACAGTTAAAATTCTATACCTACCATTCATATCTTTTATGACCTTGCCTATTTTTTTACCTTTTCTTATTTTTTTACCAAGCCAACTATTGTCCCCTGTTTCTTCAATGCTACCACCAAAATTTACTATATCAAGTTTTTCTTTCATTTCCATCTTCCCGCCTCCTTATAAATAAAAAGAACCCCCATTGAGAAACCTCTACAAAGTAGAAGCTCAGCCAGACTGTCAGAAACAGTTCTCTCTGGGGGCATAGAAAACCCTTGAATATCTGCTATCTGGCTATTAAATTCAAGGTTCATATTTTAACCTCCTATTTTTATCTTGAATGAATTATAGCATATTATTTTATCTTTGTCAAGGGCAAATGAAAAAAAGTTTTATACCCCTCACAGCGACGACGAATTAACACTCCGCTAAAATTATTTTTATTTTATTTACACATTTATCAAAATTAGGACACAAGTATATATAGAAGGAGGTGATAAAATGCGGAAGGAAAAGAGAGTAGACTTTCAAGCGATAGAAGCGAAGGCAGGTGCGAGTGGAAAGATGTTGTCAAAGTCTGAAAAAGAAATCTACAATGCCATTAGCTATGATCCGTGGCAGGGCGCAATAGACCTTTTCTCAATCTTGCAAAGGCTCAAGGAGATTTTATCAAAGAGAGAGTTGCAGGCGTTTAGATTATATGCGAGGTATGACGACCATAAGATATCGGCTGACAGGCTTAAAATAAGCTATGAGGCGGAAAGACAGTTATACTCAAGAGTTAAAAGAAAGTTAAAGAAGATAAGAAAAGATAAACTTTTTTAAAAAAATGTGTCACATTTACCTTTTAATTTAAAGGTAAACCCCCCTATATAAGGGGAAGGGTATAAAATTTCTGCTCTCCTCATTTGTAAACCTGCTGACAACACATAAGAGTTAATGGGGCAGAAAGCATTGGGGAGGGCTTATAATCTCAGCTGTCCGATTTTATCGGACACTAACTAAAGGAGAAAGTATGAAGAAGTTACTATTATTTGCGACAATAATCTTTGTAATGCTGACCGCCTCTAACAGCTATGCGGAGTATAAATTCTATGAGAAAGGCGACTTGAAAATATCAATACAAGAGATGTCAGCCTGTATGTTATATGATATTAAAAACAAAGAGACTTTAGGCGGGCTTATCACCTCTCCTATTCAATATAAATCCCTCAACCTTGATATTGGTTGCATTGGTGTATATGATAATTTAGATGAGTTTGACGAGCTTGATATATTTGTGGGTATTTCGGCTGATGTAAATTCATTAAAGATAAACGATAACTTGTATGGAAGCGTAGGCTTGTTTGCCTCTCCCGGTTGGATTGATAATGGCAAGGTGCGATACGGCGGCTATGGCAAGATAGGCGTGAAATTCTAAAAATATGTATGATAGTTTAGCTATAACTAAACAAAAGGACACATATAATGCTATTTTTATTCACCTCTAAAACCTGCCCCAACTGTGCAAGGCTCAAGCAAGGGCTTAAAAAGAAAGGCGTGGAGTATAAAGAGAAGGACACGGAAACACCGGAAGGCTTAGGAGATTATTATTATTACAATTCAAAGGATATGAGCCTGCCTAAGCTGATAGAGGTGGATAAGAGAGAGTGTTTTGTGGCGGATAGAACGGGTGAGTATGATGAGAGAGGTTAAGTTTGAAGAGAGAGTTTATGAAGTATTAGATAGAACGCCCAATATGTTATTGCTTAGAATTGACTCTTTGGATATGCCTTTACTTGAAGAAATAGAGTTTGATAATGTAAGAAAGAAGGTTGGCTCAAGTCACACCTTTAGATTATATGAAAAGTTTGTAAGAAAGATTCGTAAAAATATAATTAAAGGTAATGATTATGACGGTGAAGCAATGGCTTGGATTGGGTTAAAGACAATAGAGCAAAAAAGCCCCGTCCTTGTAAGGAAGTTAAAGAAATATAAAAAGCCGAGTGGTTTGTTAGTTTATGAACAATGCTACGGAAACAAAGTGGGTTGGTTTATATATATACTTGACAAAGCGTCTTATTTAGATTTTAGCTATTTTAGTTTTAATAGGACAATTTCAAGGCATTTAAAGCGTAAAGTTAATCCTATTGGAAACACTATACACAAGGTTATATTCTGGTTTTATGTCTTAATGTTAGGCGCATTTAAGGAGAACGAAGGCAAGGTAAGCTAAAATAAAAAGATATTATCTGCAAACTGTTGAAGGTAAAAGTATTGAGGTGATATAAATGGCAAAGCGCGGAAGGAAGGGGTATGAAGAGGAGCTAAAGAGGCAGAGTTTAATAGACCTTTCTTATACTATCTTAGGTCAGGCGTTAAAGAGTAGCAAGGTTAGTCCTGGAGATAAACGCAGGATAGCCTTAGAGATTGTTAAGCGAAGGATACCGGCTCGATCTGAACACGATGTAAATGTTAATCTAAAAGAAATATCTAATGAGTTCAAGGCGTTGTTTAACATTAAAGAGCTTTAAGTATATATGAGAATGGTTGAAGATAGTAAAAAGCTCATTGAGACAATGCAGTTGTTTGATAAGAACACGGGTGAGTATATACCTTTTAAGCTCTGGCAGAGACAAAGTGAACTGCTTGAGTTAATACATAGCGAGAAGAAGATAATACTCTTAAAGAAGCGTCAGGTTGCAGGCTCACAGCTTACAGGGGCAGACAGCCTGGCACAATGTATGCTCTTAGATAACTTTCTCGTATTGGTTCTTTCTAAAACAGGTGATGATGCAAAGGAATACTTACGCAGGGTATCGGGTATGTATTACGCCTTGCCTAAAAGTGTCCGCCTTGCAAGCCCTCTTATCGCAGAAGAACACCCGATGGAGAAGATGGAGTTTAAGAACGGTTCTCGTATACTATCTCTTTCAGCCAGAAAGGGCGCAGGTTATACGGCTGATAGGGTGATTATAGATGAGGCGGCTAAAATCAATACAAAGACCTCTCATATTACATTAGACGAAGTGTTAAAGAATGTTGAACCGGCTCTTGAAAAAGCGGGGGGGCAGCTTATATTGGTCTCTACTGCCGAAGGATATGGACAGTTTCAGCAATTATACGCTAAGGGTAAGACGGGAGAGACATCTTGGCGCTCTTTCTTCTTCTCTTGTTGGGACGACCCCACCTTTATTAAAGAGAAGAGAGACCAGTTGGTTATTGACCACGGTGAAGACCACGTCAATGAAAACTATCCCAGAACCGATATAGAGGCGTTTTTAGTATCAGGGAATTGCAGGTTTAATATAACTTGCCTCAAGTCTATGCAGGAAATCTCTATGAAAGAGGGCGAGAGGTGTTATTTAAGCAAGGTTAAGAAGTCAATTATCTGCCAGAGAGACCCTAAAGGCATTGTTAGAATATTTAAACACCCTCAAAGGGGAGAGATTTTTACATCGGGGTTTGATATTGCAGAAGGGCTTGAAACGGGAGATTATTCTACCGGACAGATATTAAATGCTAAGACATTAGAACAGGTGGCTGAATTACGTTGTCACTACGAACCTAACGTCTTTGCGGAAGAAATATCAAGGTTATGCACTTATTACCATAGCTGTATGGCAGGAATAGAACGCAATAATCACGGCATAGCGGTCTTGCAGGAGTTAAAGAAGATATATTTTAACCTCTATTATATGGAGAGTTTTGCCGAGAATACACAGGTTAGAAAGAGAAAGCTCGGCTGGATTACAAGCTCAAAGACCAAACCTTTAATGGTGGCAGAGGGCGATAAGATGATTAGAGAGGCGGAGGCATTGGTTCATTCTCCCGATTTAATCTCCGAACTAATGACATTTATCAGGTTTGCAGATGGCACAACGGGAGCTCAAGACGGCTCTCACGATGATTTAGTGATAGCATGGTTAATAGCTTTACAGGTGCGTAAGTATGTCCACGCCGAAGAACCTACCAGAGAAGAGATGCATAAAGAGTTAAAAGCCGATAGGGAATTTGAGAAACAGATTGAAGGTGTAAGGGGGTATTGATGGCTGAATTACTTAATCAGGAAGAACACGCTTTTAAAGAAGAGGATTTCACAGCTTTTATTTGTCAAACCATTAAAGAGGCGATAAGTGAGCGCAAGGCATTTGACGCTTTAGTTGATACGTGGTGGAATGACTGGCGCGATATGAAGAATGAAAAGACTTTCCCTTTTAAAGGGTGTTATTCACCAGATACAGAAGCTTTAACCGATAAGGGCTGGGTTGGAATTGCTGATATTAAATTAACAGATAAAGTTTATTCTCGTGCTTTAAATGGGCAAGCGGAGTATATGCCTGTTACTGACACCGTAAAAAACTATTATAAAGAAATGATAGAATTTACAAGCAGACCCGCCAATTTATTGGTATCACCAGACCACAATGTGTATCTTGATGATGTTGGTGTGGATAAGATAAAATTTACTAAAGCTAATAAGTTATTAAAAATTAACGGAAAGCATTTAAGAATTCCACTAACCTCAACTTGGCAAGGTGAGAAAATTGATAAAATATATGGATTTGATACTCACGATTGGATGAGTTTTCTTGGTTGGTATATTTCAGAAGGATATTCGAGAATTACTCCAAAGGGAAGGAAAGAAGGAAAGCGTATAGTTAAAAACGAAAGACAGACTTATATTGGTATCAGTCAATCCCAAAAAACAAATCCTGAAAAATGCAAACAACTTGAGAATTTATTTAATAGGATGAATTTAGAATATAAATATTATACGCAAGAATATCTCGTGAGAACAAAAGGTTTTCCTAAAGAAGCAATAAAAGAATTGAGAGAACTGGGAAAATGTTCTGATAAGTTTATTCCTCAAAAATATCTTAATTTAGATAAAAAGTATTTGGTTTGCTTGTTGAATAGTTTAATAGATGGCGATGGTTGTATTTCCCATGGCGGAACAACTTATTATACTACGTCAAAACGATTAGCGGACAATATTCAGGAGTTAGTTCAAAAAGTAGGATTAAGAGCTGTTATTAGGAAGCGCGATAGAAGGGGCAAGGGTGGAACAATCAGAGGGAAGCCCTGCATAACTAAAAAAATAAGTTATGTGTTGGGAATATTATCTACACGAAATGCAAGGGTTGGAAGATTAAAAAGAAAAATCGTAAAATATAATAACTATGCTTATTGTGTAACTACTCCATATCATACTTTATATGTCCGCAGGAATGGAATTGCTTGTTGGTGTGGAAATTGCAGTAATTTCTCTGTGCCTATCTCGTCTACTAAAGCCGATGCTGTTATCCCCCGCATAAGTGAGAGTATATTCGGCATTAACCCGCCTATAGAAGTTAAGGCTATGAATAAAACCGCGGCTCAACACAGAGATACAATTAAAGCATTTCTTAACTGGGATTTAGATACCCACCCTGAAATAGCCAAAGAGATATGGTTCTTTATTCAAAACGCTGTTTGGAGTGGCACGGGATTTACAAAGAGCTTTATGAATATAGAACGAGAGATGGAACAGAAAGATATTGTGGCTTACATTGTCAATGGAGAGATAGCCAGAGACCCGAATACAGGCAAGAGGATAGACGTTACACAGCATAATACAGACTTATTTACACAAGCAAGAGTGCCTTTTGAGATAAGAGAGGACATTGTAGAGAAAAAGCCAGCATGGAAGAAGTATAACCCTGATATTCTAACCCTTGATATTAAAGATGTATTATTCCCCTCAAGCTCGGAGTCTATTGAAGACGCTTGGGATAATTCCTTAATTGCGGTGCGTGTCTGGAGGACAAAGGATTACTTACGCAGACAGCTCAAGGACGATAAGAAAGAGCTTTATAAACGCCTTGATAAGATAAAGATAAAGGGATTAGATGAAGAACAGGCTAAAGAGGGAGACGATAAGCGGAAAGAACAATTAGCTAAATTTGCCTCAAAGACAAAGAAAGTAGAATGTTTTGAAGTCTATGTTAATTATGATGTTGACGGTGATGGGCTTGAAGAAAAGGTGGTTGCTATCGTTAATGTTCAGCAGGATTTATTGTTTGGCTGGGAGAAATATCCATACAAGCACGGCAGATGCCCGATTATTCCAGGATATATTAAACCTTTACATAATCACCCTTTCGGTGTAGGCATACCTGAAATGCTTTATGATACAAAGGGAGAGATAGACGCTGTTCATAATCAGCGTGTAGACAGAGGCTCATACTACAACGAACCTATCTTAATGCACACTAAAGCAAGCGGTTATAATCCGGCTATTCATAAAAGAGGTGTAGGCAGGCATTGGAGGTTAAAAGATATAAGCGAAGGTTCTATTAGATTTACCCAGCCTCCTAAATATGAAGGCGAGTCAAAAGAAGAAGAGATTATCTTACAAAACTATGCCCAGCAGAGAAGCAATGTCAGTGATTACAACGTCGGCTCAGAGTCGGAGACGAATAAAAAGCCTACTGCGACAGGCATTATGGCATTGATTAAAGAGAGCAATATCGGCTTTAGGAACTTTACCAAGTGGATTTCACTAAGCGTGGCGGAGATATTCAGACAGAGATTTGCATTATATCAGCAGTATTGGGGTCAGGCTTCCGATGAGGAAGTAAAGTCTTGGGTTGAGCAAATTCTTGATATACCGGATAACCCTTTAAGTGTAGATAACTTTGACGCTATAAATCAGCAGTTTAACATTGTGATGACGGCTACAAAAGATGATATTAACGTTGAGCTTACAAAGGCACAGCTTATCTACGATGTCTCTATGAACCACCCTCTTTTTCAGCAAGTGCCGACAAAGACAAGAGACGCTATTATAGAGCTGTTTAGAAAGGCTGGTATACAAAACCCCGAGAGCCTTGTGCCGACAGTTGAGGAGATAAAGAATTGGCAGGCAGAGGTGCAGGCGGAAGCCTTACGTATGGTTGAGCAGGAGAAGGCTCAGGCTAATGTAGAAGAAGCGGAGAAAAAGGGATTTGATACTGAAATGTTAAGACAGGAGGCAAGCAAAGAATGAAAGATAAAAAGTTGTCTCAAGAAAATAAAGATTTTCGTATAGAAAGAGCAGTAGGCATAAGCAAACTCTTGAAAGAGAGAGGTTATAAGATTTTACAGGAAGAGTGGGAGAGAATTAAAGAGGAAGCGTTTAAGGCTTTAATCAACGAGAGCCTTGCGAAAGATGAGTTAAGGGCGGCACAAATGATTTATAACCAGATATGCGAGTGGATAGATTTACCAAGTAATATCATCAAAGAGGGTAAAGAGGTCTCACACGAGGAAGAAAGAACTACTTTTAGGTCTATAAAAGAGAATATGGCATTTTTAGGGAGGAGATATTAGCTTGAATGGAAAGCAGTCGAAGAAGTTAAGAAAAGTCTTTTATGGTGAGCAGTATCCTAAAGACTTTAGGCAGTATAAGAGATTTGATGACGGCGAGATAAGAGCAGACAGTATTAGACAGATGTATCAGAAGGCTAAACAGAAGATTATCAAAGGAGGTGTTGTCGGATAATAGATTTTATTTTAAATAATACTTGAACAAAAACTATAGCAGTTACCCTTTATTTGTATTAAAGGAATTGCAAATTTGGGTACTCCCGCAAGGGAACTCAAGGAGGAGAGAGGTAAGATGGACGAAGAAAAACAGCAGTTGGGAATTGATGATACCGGCGATGAGCCAGTTATTGATTTAAGAGCTACACCACCTGTGGAAGAAGAGCCACAGAAAGAAACAGAAGGAACAGAAGAAGTAGAAGGAAAAGAGGGAGAAGAAGGAAAAGAAGAAGGCGATAAGGAAAATTGGGAAGAAAGATATAAGAACCTACAATCTTTTAGCGACAAGAAAATCTCTGACTTACAGAGATATGAAAGGTTGGTCAGCCCGTTTGGTAAGCATATTAAAGAGGCTGGCGGAGGCGAGCTTACGTTTGAATTTCCAGAGACTTCCAAAAAGCCAGAAGATGCCCCTCAACCACCCACAGATGAAGATTGGGAGACTAATCCGAAGGAAGCGGCTGAAAAACTCGTAAACTATAAAGAACACTTGAGAGACCAGAAGTTAAACGAGAACAGGGTTAAAGAGCATAATGCCGAAGTGGCAACGAAAGCGGAAGAAGACTATAAATCAAAAAGAGAGGATACTTGGAAAAAAACACAGGAGATGTTTCCTGATGTTACCAATCAAGACAGTGCTTTGTTTAAGAGAGCAACCGCTATCTTGAACGAAGACCCGAAGTTGGCACTAAGCCCTTTTTGTGATTTAAGAGCCGTTAAAGAAGCCGCTTACGATTTAGGCATTAAGTTGGTTAATCCTGATAAGCCAGTTAAGCCTAAAAGTAAGGATAATGCCAGTTACATCATCGGAGGTAAGGGTGGAAGCGCTGGTTCAAAGGGTAAAGCTGACATGAGTGATGATGATTTCTATAAATTGCCTGATGAACAGCAAAGAGAGATTATGCGAAAGCAGGTCTTGGATAAAACTTAACATAGTAATAAGGAGTAAATAAGAATGGCTATTTTGGAAGTAATGACAAGTGCTGATATAGCTAATCTTATACCAGAACTATGGGCTAAAAAAATCAGATTGGATGCCAGATATAAGGCTTTCTGGGATAGATTTGAAGGTGCTGAAGGTTCAAAAAAACCTCTGATTAAAAGAAATGATTTTATGAAAGAGGCTGGAGACACCGTTCATATCAATGTTCAGAGTAGGCTTAGAAATGCTGGCGTTACTGGCGAAACCACCTTAAAGGGAAGTGAAGGTAAACTAACCTTTGGGCAATTTGATGTGACCGTTGACTGGATAAGAAATGCTGTCAGTTTTACAAAGAAAGCAAAGAAAGAGTCGCTACTTGATTTAATTATAGCTTCAAATGGAGCTCTTTCAGATTGGTTGGCACAGGAAAAAGACTCTGATACGTTTAAAGAGGTTCTTTCTACAGCCTCGCCTGATACATTGTTTGCTGGCGATGCAATAGGAAGGACAACTTTGGATGCGGGTTGCGGATTCGGCACAACTGAAATAGATAGGATGAGACTTGCTCTTATTCGTAAAAGAGCACTTCCTATTAGTATTATGCGTGATGGGAAAAATCAAATTCCTATTTACGGTATAGCTATTTCAGAGATAGACGAATACAATCTTAAAGCAGATGCGGTTTGGGTAAAGCGTAATTGCGAAGCCCTCGTTAAAGGAGACAGTAATCCTCTGGTAAGTGGTGCTTTAGGTATGTTTAATGGTTGCCTTATATATCCTCATTATGGAATGGCAGGAGACCAAGGCACACCGTTGCGTCCGGAAGCAAGTGTGTATGGAGTTCACACGGCTGTTGTAGCGACAATTACCGTAGGTGATAGCACAGATGGTGTTGATTACACGAGATACTTTGATGATGATGGCACGATTGCTATAATCGACTCATCTGGACAGAAAGAGTTTGTGACCTATACCGGCAAGGAGCTTTATTCCTTTACGGGTTGCACAAGGGGAGCAATTTACGGTTCTGACGGTGCGGCAGACGGTGCGATTAATTACACAGGCACGGAGATAATCACACAGGTGAACCACCTTACCAAGCAGATAGGTTTTGGTGCTGAAATATGTGCCAGAAGCTGGGCATTGTATCCTACTCCGACTACGGAAGTTGAGGATTAT